TTTGGAAAGGGTTATGGTGATGTTGGAGTTTCGTTAAAATATGGTGCTGGACAACTTAAAAATCTTACGTTGGGAACTTTTACTCAAGCTTTAGGATTAAAGAAAATGACAGGACAAGCTTTTTTACAAGAATATAAAAGTAATTTCGATGCATTGACAAAAGATTGGAGTGATTTAGTTACAAAGTTATTTAAAGAAAAAACAAATGATAAAAATGCTAGAGATATTTTTAAAAAACATATAAAATCAACTTGGACTGAATACCAAACACAAAAAATAAGTGTTGAAGATGTAAATACACTAACAGCTGCTGTTGGTATGGGTGAATTAACTTCAAAAGATAAATCTAATTTTAGATATTTTTGTCGTAAATTACAATATAAATTTAAACCTAAATGGAAAGAGTGGCAGGTAAAAAGAAGTAAACATTTTAATGATATTTTTGGAAATTATTTTGAAGCTAAAGATACTGATATAAGAATGGGTTTACATGAATTATTTAAAAAACAATTAAGTGTTGGAAAGGTAAGTTTGTTTTATGGTGCAAAAGCTGGTAATGTATTCTGGTTTATACCTAGTGAGGAACTTTACAATAAAAATATGGGGCCAGAAGATTTTATATCAGATTATGAAATAAAAGAATCGGCTGCTGGATATAAATTTATATTAGATATTGGTACACAAGAAATTCCTGCAATTGGATCAATTACTATTGAGATTAGATTTAAAAAAGGTCAAATGGAAGGAATAGCAGATGCTGCTTCAACTTATCAGTTGGTAGCTAAAGATTGGTCTGGTATAATGGGAGCATTTAGGAGATAATGAAAACTCAACTACTTTGTACATTCACTAAAAAAGATAACTTTCAACACTCGTTGGATATCATTATATCGTGTAATGATATTGTTTTCGATAAGGTCTATGTGTTACAGAATGAAAAGGATTCCAATCAATTAATCTGTACGTACAATGTAGAATACAACGAGGATTTTATGCAAGGAATACCAGATACTATTTCCTTACATAGAAAAAAACACACCAACACACTTTACACGATCAATGCACTTAATGATCTGATTCGTGAGTTAAACAATGGGGTATTGGACAAATCATTTTCTATAGAGTGGGAAAATTATAAGAACTGCTTATTGTTAACAAATGATGGTGGATTAAATAAAATACCAACTAAAATCTACAAGATAATAGATGTAAACGATTGGAATAATAAATAAAAATAAAATTGTATTTTGAAGAAATTCATTATACTTATAAAAGTATCAAGGTTACACTTGATTAAAAAATAACAAATAACTAATTAAATAATGGAGAATTAAAAATGGATTTAAATGCAATCAAAAATCGCCTTAACCAACTACAAACATCAAACAACAGAACTTCAAATTTATGGAAACCTCAACCAGGAAATCAAATAGTTAGAATCGTTCCTTATAAATTCAATAAGGACAATCCGTTTATCGAACTATACTTTCATTATGACTTAGGTGGTAAGAATTATCTTTCACCGATTTCATTTGGTAGACCAGACCCTATCGAAGAGTTTGCACAAAAACTCAAAGGAACTGGCTCAAAGGATGATTACCGTTTAGGTAGGAAAGTTGAAGCTAAGATGAGAACATATGCTCCTGTTGTTGTTCGTGGTGAGGAAAATCAAGGTGTTAAGTTTTGGGGATTTGGAAAGACAGTTTATCAAGAATTGCTTTCTATAATCGCAGATCCAGATTATGGTGATATCACAGATTCAGTAAGTGGTCGTGATATTGCTGTAGTATTCAAAACCGCTGAGGAAACAGGTAAATCATTTCCCTCAACATCAATCAGAGTTAAACCAAATCAGACTCCTATAACGGAAGATGCGTCGATGCTCGAAACACTAACTGAAGCTCAGAAGAATATTACTGAGATTTATCAAGAACAATCATATGAGGACTTGACTCAAGCTCTTAATGATTACTTGAATGGTGGTTCAGCAAAGGAAGAAGAAAAGAAAGAAGAAGAGAAACCAGCTGTAACTTCTAATTACGATTCTAAGAAAACTTCGGATGCATTTGACGATTTATTTAACAATTAAATAAAAAAACATAATGGGTGTTTATCATTGCGATAACTACGTTCTGTTTAAACACCCATAGTTTACAAGGGAGACTTATATGTCAACAAGAGATGAATTGGCTGGTGTACTAGCCAATACAATTAATAAACAATTCAAGGATATGAAAGTAGCTTATTTCCTTGATGGTACAGACACCACACCTACTGATATAAAAGATTTTATTTCAACTGGTTCTACTATGTTGGATTTAGCTATATCCAATAGAGCAGATGGTGGTATTGCTGTAGGAAGAATTACAGAACTAAATGGTTTAGAGAGTAGTGGTAAATCTCTGATAGGTGCTCATATGTTAGCAGAAACACAGAAGAAAGGTGGTGTTGCTGTTTACATAGATACAGAGACTGCTGTTAGTACTGAATTCTTAGAATCAATTGGTGTAGATGTAAAGAGTATGTTGTACTTACATTTGGAAACCGTTGAGGATATCTTTTCTGCTATAGAAGAGATTGTTGCTAAGGTTCGTGAAAGTGATAAGGATAGGTTAGTAACTATTCTTGTTGATTCATTGGCTGCTGCTACAACTAAAGTAGAATTGGAAGCTGAGTTTGATAAAGATGGTTGGGCTACATCAAAGGCAATCATCCTATCAAAGGCTATGAGAAAGATCACTCAGATGATTGGTAGACAAAAGATAGCTCTTGTATTCACAAATCAATTACGTCAAAAACTTGGTGTGATGTTTGGTGATCCGTGGACAACAAGTGGTGGTAAGGCTCTACCGTTTCATGCATCAACTCGTATCAGATTAAAAAATCTTGGTCAGATCAAAGATACTAAGAAGAACACCATTGGTATGAAGATGAGAGCTCAAGTCATTAAGAACAGACTAGGGCCACCTATGAGACATGCAGATTTTGAACTTTACTTTGAAAGTGGTATTGATGATGAGGGTAGTTGGTTACACGTATTAAAAGATCACAAGCTTGTTAAACAAGGTGGTAGCTGGTATACAATCAAAGATCAAAATGGTAAAGATATCAAATTTCAATCAAAGGATTGGTCTGAAAAACTCAAAGATTTAGAGTTTAAGAAATATTGTTATGAGATGATTTGTGATAAAGTAATTCTTAAATATGAAAAGAACTTTGGAATCGATGATGTCATTGTAGAAGAGGAAGTGAGTGAGTAATAAAAAACACCTCTCTATATTTGAAGAGATAAAGAAAAATGGTGGATCATTAGATGATGGTAAACCAGATGACAAAGTTCTTATAATAGATGGCCTCAATACTTTTATCAGAGTATTTAGTGTCATACCAACTACTAATGAGGATGGTATCCACGTTGGTGGAATAGTTGGTTTTCTAAGAAGTATTGCTTATACCATAAACATGGTTAGACCTACCCGAGCTATCATAGTATTTGATGGCAAGGGTGGTTCTAATCGTAGACGTAAATTATTTCCTGAATACAAACAAAATCGTAAGACTAAATACAGAGTCAATCGTGCATATGATTTTGCATCACAGGCAGATGAGAAACAGAACATGATGATGCAGTTATCTAGGTGTGTCGAATATTTAGATACACTTCCCATAACTGTTTTATCCTATGATAACATAGAAGCAGATGACACCATCGGTTATTTGTGTAGACAAATTCTTACAGAATCTAAAATTACAGTTATGTCTACCGATAAAGATTTCTTACAGTTAGCTAATGGTAGAATTAAAATTTGGAGTCCTACTAAAAAGAAAATGTATGATGAGCATAAGGTGATGGATGAGTATGGTATCAATGCACATAACTACATCTGGTATAGGGTTTTAGATGGTGATAAATCTGATAACATTCCTGGTGTAAGGGGCTTGGGTTTAAAAACTATCAAAAAAAAATTACCATTTTTGAGTGAGAACCGTATAGTTAATATAGATGAAATTATTGATGTTTTACCAGATTCAAAGGATACGATAGAGTTGAATTATAAATTGATGCAATTATCTAATGTTGATATATCTGGTTCTACAAAGATAAAAATAGCAGAAAGGGTTCGTGAACCAATTAACAGATTAGTTAAATTTAAATTTCAAAAAATGTTTTTAGAAGATAAATTATTTACCACATTACCAAACATCAACAGTTGGTTAGCAACTAATTTCAATCAATTGAATCAGTATGCAGAGAAAACACATGAGTGATACATTAACACAATTTGGAACATCGTTTCAAGCTAAGATTGTTGCATCATTGATGAGTGATGTAAAGTTTTTAGGAACTATTAGTGATATATTACAACCATCCATGTTTGATTCAGATTCTAATAAATGGTTGATTACAGTTATAAGAGATTATTACTACGAGTATAAAAAACAACCTACATTAGAGGTCATAAAATACAAAACAGACGAGATTGATAATGATGTGTTGAAGGCTGGTGTTGTTGAAAAGTTAAGAGATGTTTGGAAACAAATAGAGGCTACTGATTTAGAATTTGTACAAACTGAAACATTAGATTTTTGTAAAAATCAAACATTGAAGAAAGCAATATTGGATTCTGTTGATATGTTACAGAATAAAAATTATGATGGTATAAAAACTATTATAGATGATGCTATGAAGGCAGGAACTACCAGAGATTTAGGTCATGATTATGTTCCATCATTAGAGGTAAGACTTGAAGAGTCATCTAGGATAACTGTAAAAACTCCGTGGGATGTCATAAATGATATAACAGATGGTGGTCTAGGTGCTGGTGAGTTGGGTGTGGTGGTTGCTCCAGCTGGTATCGGTAAGTCTTGGACACTTCAAGCTTTAGGTGCTCATGTGATTCGTAAGAACAAAACAATTGTTCACTATACATTGGAACTTAATGAAACATATGTTGGGTTGAGATATGATTCTATATTTAGTGGTATAACCACATCAAACATAAAATATTATAAAGAAGATGTATCGAAAAAATTATCTGAACTACAAGGTAAGTTATTGATTAAATACTTTCCAACAAAAGCAGCTTCAGTTCAAACACTAGGTGCTCACTTAAAACAGATAGAATTAAGTGGAACTAAGATAGATATGGTTATTGTAGACTATGCTGATATCTTGATGCCAACGGGTAACTTCAAAGAAAAGAGACATGCAATAGGAAATATCTATGAGGATTTACGTGGTCTAGCAGGTGAACTACAGATTCCAATATGGACTGCTTCACAGGCTAATCGATCAGCTCTTGAAGAGGATGTGATTGGTGCTGATAAGGTAGCAGAAGATTATTCAAAGGTTATGACTGCAGATTTCGTAATGAGTATGAGTAGAAAGGTAGAGGACAAGATTGCAAATACAGGTAGGTTTCATGTCATCAAAAACAGATTTGGTATAGATGGTGTTACATATCCATCGACAATAAATACAAATATTGGTGTTGTTAAGATACATGAGGGAAGCAGTCAATCAGGAATAAGTACACAAAATCAGATGAATAATAGTCAAGAGTTTTTAAGAAAGGAATTAGCAAACAAATATAAAGATATGGAAAAAAAAGTAGACGGATTTGAGTAAATCACGATTTAGATTGGATATATATTATATTTATCTATGTTACGACACAACATTTATAAGGAAAAAAAATAATGGAAAAGTTTAAGTTATCGGAAAATTTTATTGCAAAGTATAAAAGAAAGAAACCACCATTTGGTTTTAACGGATTGGGTGAATTAGTTTATATGAGAACCTATTCTCGAATCAAAGAGAATGGAAAGAACGAGCGATGGTGGGAAACCGTACAGAGGGTTGTAGAGGGAACTTACTCAATGCAGAAGAATCACATTGAATCACATCAATTAGGATGGAATGCATGGCAGGCTCAGAGGTCAGCTCAAGATATGTACGAGAGAATATTCACAATGAAATTTTTACCACCAGGTCGTGGACTATGGGCTATGGGAACCGCTATAACAGAAAAGAAAGGTTTGTATGCAGCTCTCAATAATTGTGCTTTCGTATCAACTAAAACAATTAAAGAGGATTATGCAAAACCATTCTGTTTTCTTATGGACGCTAGTATGTTGGGAGTTGGGGTTGGATTCGATACAAAGGGTGCTGGAGAGATAGTTGTCAAGGGTGTGAATAAGGATAGGGATAAAACTATATTCGTGGTACCAGATACTCGTGAGGGTTGGGTAGAATCGTTGAAAACACTACTAGAATCGTACTTTCATGGTACAGCTGAGCTAGAGTTTGACTATTCACTAGTCAGACCAGC